AAATCAGAAACATAAAGAACTTCTTTTTCAAAACTGCAACCACATGGGCACGATAACTTGAGTTCTTGAACTTGTCTTTCTACTGGCCAATACGGATAGTTCAGCATATGCCCTATTTCAAATTGTGAAGTCATTTCTTGAGAAAGTGTAAATTTCTCAGAGGTTGCACCACAAAGAGGGCACGGCTTCAGTTCACTCATCACTCGCTCTCCTGTTTATAGTATTCATCATAGTGGATACATGCTATCCCTACATCTTTCTGCACTTCGCATTCTGCCTGACAGTTGACATAGCCAGTCCCTCTATCATCATTCTCAGCGCATTTCTGGCAGTGTGAAGATAACCATTCGTCAATCGCCTTTTGTCTTTCAGGTGTCATTACTCGCCCTCCTGTTTCCGTTTCTCCCTGTCCTTCCTTCTCTTGTCGCTTTCCCTCTTCCGATTGACGATCAGAAAACTTCTCGCAATCTCATGTAGTGCCTTTTCCTGATCCAGTGTGAATTTCGGATCATCACAGTACCGTGACTGGATTATCAGAGCTTCCCCACTCTGCCATACCTGAAGTTCCCTGTCGCTTACCATCACTCGTCCTCCGTCTTTTTGTCTGGCAACGGATTGAAAGTCCTTTTGAAATTGTCATATCGTTTAATCGTCATCATCGCATGGAGCATATCTCTTGCGCTTGTCCTGCTAACCGAAAACTCCTTTGACAGAAAATCAATCCATTCCTTATTCGTCATCCCACATTCTCCTGTTCCATGCTTCTATTATTTTGGTTTTATCTCTATCCCTCTGTGTCCTAATGCCACATTTCGGACAAACTATCCAAAAAGCAAATATGCCACAATCAAACAGTGAATCGCTTATGTGCTGTATGACAGGCGGTTCACCACAACATGGACACGGTTTAAGTTCTTCCATCATTCGCCCTCCATTCTCTTGTAAAACGGGCAGTTATACCTCACAAGTTGTCCGGCCTTTGGTGCATACTCGCATGTCTTTTTCTTTCCGCACCTATTGCAATCACCAGAATCGACTATGTTTCTGTACGCCATCAGCACATCGAGGATATACGCAACATCACTAATTGCGTCATCAAGTCTACTCATCACTCGACCTCCTAACGTCCACTACTTCCGAAACCGGCATCCCCGCGCTCCGTCTCCTCCAGCTCGTCAACGACTTCCAGATCGTACTTGTAATAATCCGTTATGATGAACTGGCTGATCTTCTCGCCCCGCTCAAACGTGTACATCTTCCCGCTGTGATTGAACAGGATGACGTGAATGCTGCCATTGTAGCCTTCATCGACAAGGCCGGTGCTCAGTATCTCCTCCCGCATCAGGCCGCTCTTGCTGATCACGACCAGGCATTTCCCATGCGGGATCTGGATGTGCACGCCGGTGTCGATGTCGACGGAGCCGTTCGCCGGCAGCACCACACGGCGAGGAGTAAACAGATCATAGCCTGCATCCTGATGGTGAGCGGATCGCGGAAGGATTGCGTGCTTATCGAGCATTACTTTCATTCAGTCACCTCCATACGGCTCCAGATCGCACCATGCGTGCACGACAAGATTGTCAACATCGTCACCATACGCCAGCTCATATCCGAAATCTTTCCACCACCAAATTTCTTCCAAGACGTGATCGCAGTGGCAGCTCCCGACATTGTAGGAGACAGTAGCGACGACGATCTCGCCCTCTTTCGGTTCCTGCGATGACCGGTGCCACTGCACGATCACCTGATTCTCAACCAGTTTCTTTCCCATTTTTCTCCTTTCTCAGTTCCTTCATCCGCAGATGCAGCTTCGCCACTCTCACGCCGGCGACCGTCATCTCACACCTCCGTCCCTCATCAGTGAATCCAGCTGACTCTCCACATCATCGCCGAAGATGTCCCAGTAGTCCGAAGTGGAGAAGTCCGCCTGCTTGCAGCTCCCCTCGTCGTCAAGCTCGATCATGGTAAGGGAGCAGCCTCCGTCATACCACTTGCATGTTTTTGCAGAACACATAACGATCATATCCACTCCTCCGTCACCTCTGTGTAAGCCACGTTCTCCTTATCCACGATGTCCATGTACTCTGACAGGCCCTGATAGTTACTGTATTTCAGCTTCTTCTTACGCGGGCCGGCCTTGACGATCGTCGCTACGTTGTACATGTGCTCGCCCGTCTTGCCGTATGCCTTATGGATCCACACCTTCGACCCGACCGGCATCTTCTTGACTTCCGCTGCCGGGATGATGTTCTTCCCGGTGAGCCATTCGGGATTGATTTTCATACTGCTGTTCCTCCTATTTCCATCTGGTGATAGTTGTCCTGTTTCTTCTTCCAATCTTCCTCGCTGATCGCTGCGATTGCTGCCGCTAGTGCCTTGTAGCCGAATAGCGTATTTGTTTTAACCTTTTTCGACTCTGCCGCCATCTGACTGTAGAAGTAGTCGTCTTTCGGCTCGATCTGGCTATGCTTTTTGTAAAACTGCCAGACAGCATTTAGGTCGTCATAGGTCTGTCTCAAATCATTCATGCTGCTCCTTTTCTACGAAGGTGAAAAACTACCATTGATTACCGTTGATACCGTTGATGATCAATGGTCCATCAATGGTGCCATCAACGGTAACTCCTTAATAAATGGTAAGGGCTTTTTATAGGAGTAACTCTTCAGGAACCCTTATTTCATAAGGATCTTCGTAATTTATCAATGGTGCATCTATAAATCCATCAACGGTATCAACGGTAGATTTATAAATTTTGTAGATCCTCCCCCCTGTGCCATTGTTTATGATCCTCACCTCGATGTTGTCCACGGTCTTAAACCTTACCTGATGTGTATGCAGAAATTTCCCGACTATTTTTGCAGAGTCCTCGATCGCGATATTTTCTTCCAGCGCATCACTGATCAGCTTGCTGCATCTGCCTTCCCATCTGGTGTACTTGTCGATCAGAGTGACAATTGCCTTCCGGATGATTGAAGCCTTATACTCCTCAAGCATCTCCTCGCGTTCTCTCGATTCAGCATCGACTCCCTCAACGACAGACCACTCAGCATTGTCCAGCTTCACGTTCAGCTCCGGGAGGCCGTCGATCGTCTTTCCCTTAACCGAAATATGGATCGGATCATTCTTCTTCGCCCGGAACATTACAATCATCTGCGTTGCTGCACCCTGTAGACCGGTACTGCCGAGGATGTTTGCAAAAGGATCGTCTGCATCGACCGCTTTTCTGTCATGACACACAAGCACGATAGATATATGCCTGCGCTGTGCCAGTTCATTCAGCGGAGTGATGTCGCGGTATGCGTGCTCATACTCTGTCTCTTTGATTCCTTTTGCCGGCGACCTGATGATCTGAAAGACATCCACCACCACCAAACCGATGTCAGGATCCTGCTCAAGATAGTTCTCGATCTGCGGCACAAACCCTTTATCGACTGGATCTGTTTCTGTTTCCAGATAGAAGTTTTTCGGGACCGGCTCACCATTCAGTGCTTTGCTTACTCGTCGTTTTTGGATTGCTTCGCTTGTTTCAAGATCGAGGTATAGCGTCGAGCATTTCTTTGTCTTATATCCGAGGAAATCTTTGCCGGTTGATACAGCCAAGCACATTGCAAGCGCCAGCCATGATTTCCCAAGTTTCGGCTTCGCAGATAAGATGCAGGTCCCCTCAACCAGTAACGGAAGCTCGTTATCCACACCGACATACACAACAGGATCTGGAATATCTTTCTGAAGCAGTGCGTCTGCCGTTTTTAGTTTCCTGAATGTCCGTTCTTTTTCCTTCTTCGGAGCTGGCTGCGGCTCTTTCTCTTTCAGTTGTTTATGCTGTTGATAACCGGCATCGATCCGCGCATCGTCGATCTGGTGATCGTATGCGTCAGGCTCAAATTTCTTCCGGACATCCTGCCATCTGTATTGCCTGCAACTGTTGTGATGACATTTGAATGAGATCGCACCGTTTGGATATAGGAATATCTTTGAATCTCCGTTCTTGTGGCTGGCATCAAATGGACATTCGTCAAGGAGAAATATTTTTGCACGTTCGTTTGAGTCTTCCTTATAGGTCATTCCATGATCGTGCATGAATCCAATCAGATCGAATTCGCCGCGATTGTGATCCTTAACGTCCGCAGGAGGTTCTTCACTTTTTTCTTCTTCCGCGAGTGCTTCAAGGATGTCCGCATTTGTTATTTCTGTCGGATCTGAGACGCTTATGATTCTGCTCATCCTATGAGGCCTGTCTTTTGTGTCTGCTCCCTTCTGCGCGAGAGTGCCATGCAGCTTGCAGATCCTCGCCGGATTGAAGTTTGTCGTGTCGATCTTCACATGATCATTGTCAAACTCATGAGAGAGCGCCTTCAGGCAGCGGTCTATGACGTCCTTGTTGTGAGCCGTATTTTCGATATTGATCCGATAAAGAAGATGGTAACCATTGCCTGATGCAGCTATGATCGGTTTACTGAAACCCCACCCGGCCAGATATTTATGAACAGGATCCAGCAGCTCTTCTGCATATTTCAGTTCTTCATTTGTGGAAGATATGCCTGTCGGTCTGATCGGATCCAGATCAATAAATAGCCATTGGTATCTTGTGATCTCGCTGTCGCTTGTCGTTTGCGATGTCTGGAGAAATTTGTCGTGCTGCTCCCGGCTATAACACGCAGGATTTATCTCGTTCAGTGTGATGTAGATGTTGCGGTTCCTCACATCAACCTTGTCAAATTCCTTGATAAGTGTGTCTGCCGATGTGAAGTAACCGCTTATGATCTTTTTCTGTCCGCCCTGCGATCCGATGATGCGAACCTCGAAAAGCTGGCTGTCAGGTTTGAGGATCTTTATGGTCTTTCTTATTTCCTTTTCGTCTATGTAATCAGACCATTTCATTATCAGTTATCCTCTCTTTAGAACGGGATCTCCTCCTCGAATCCTTCCGGGATCGTCATAAATCCATTGTCAGCCGGTTTTATTTCGGAGTTGCTTGTCGCTGCCGATTTGCCGTTTAAGTATTTCGGCTCCGGGATCCTTGCATCCGCAACAGCTTCAGTTGTACAGAACCACTTCGCTACTCTCCGCATGAATGTCCTGCCGTCATACTCGTTCTCTTCTTCTCCGTACACGGCCCCGATCTTCTTCCCGCGGAACTGCTTCGACCAGTTAGAGCCTCCCCACTGGATCTCAAAGTTATTTGACTTTTCAACACAGGTGCAAAATGTCTTAAACTGTCTGCTGGTCTTCTTCGGATCTTCATAGTCATTGACCATGATGTATTTACTTCCGTTGAACGGCCACTTCTTGTCAGGTCGTGTGTCGTTATCATATGACTGCGTAAAATAACCGTCCTGCTTGTCCGGTGAGCAGAAGTCAAAGAGCACAACAATCATGTCCCGTCCGCTTTTCGACTTAACCTCTGACACCTGCTTGATCTGGCAATAATGACCGCCCAGATCGACCTTGACATATTCTCCGCTTGCCTGTGCTTCGTCGTATCCTGTAGGTTTCTGCATTGTTTAATCCTCCTTAAATTCTTCAAAGTCCTTATAGACAATCAAGTAACGTTCAAACTCATTGATGAAACTGTTCGTGTATGCCTCGATCTGTGCATAGTCCTGTTCAGTTTCGTGACAAAACTCACTGAGGTACTTAAAAAACATTTCCCTCACTGCCATCTTTATTGCTTCCCTCAATCTCCCTTACCTCCTCCATCAGAATGTTGATGTTTTTGTTCTCTGCGTAGTGTCTGTGAAATGATTCCGGAGTATGGTCGAATGGTCCGTTTTTCCGTCCTGCTTCCTGTCGGAGTGGATTCTTCCCGCGAACCTTTTCGCCATAATATTCATCTAAGAACTCCGTCACACCGAGTCCGCGCTTCTCTGCTTCAAAGAAGAGCTCATACCGTTTATTTCTTATGAAGAGAGAAATGTCGTTCGGGTCAATGATCGGATGCGTTTCCAGATGGCATTCTCGGAAGTAATCGTCAACCAGCTGCTTCGTTGCATCCTTCCCGCATAAGTTCGGAGCATTCGGATCTCGGCAGATGAGCCTGTCGTTTCGCCAGAACATAGAGCAGAGCCGAGCTGTATGATTGAGATCGAATACATCCCAGTGACCTTCCTCCTTGCCCGCCCAGAATTGACTCTTGGCCCAGTTCTGGTGAAATGTTTGATGGCAGCCATTACAAAGTGTGATCACATCCCGTAAGCGTTCCCGGCCGAGCCTCAGGTATGAGAGGTGGTGCGTTTGATACACTTCATTCGTGAGATCTTTGTGGCAGATAGCGCACCGGCCTTCGTCAAACTCAAACCGTGCTTTTCTTACCTTCTGCCAATGAGGATGCCTCTGAATGTATTCTTGGTAGTCGATCATCGTGCCATCAGGTAAATAAGCAAGTCCCAAATACTCATCCCCCCATTCCGTAATATTCTCTGATTGCTGAATCGACGAACTTCAGATCGTTGGCGATCTTTTGATCGAACATACCCTCAGGAGACTTCGCACTGCTCATGCCGTTTCCCTGCGTGTAGAACTCATGGTCCTGACAGTAGATCACGATGTCGAAGCATCCCTCGACGCAGAGCTTTTCGTCGAGCATTTTCCCGATCGTCTTGCACTTCTCCCGGCCGTCGCTGTCTGCTTCTGTGTGATGGAGGAAGTACACGATCTTGTTGTCGTCCTCCAGATCGTTGACGAAGTGGATCAGGTCGCGGAAGTTTTTCGCCATGTCAGTGAATTTGTCGTATCCCTTCTCCCCGGACCGATCGAACAGCTCATTCGCCATGAGGTACTGGCTGTCGTCAATCGCGATCGACGGCGCCTTCGCCTTCTGGATCGTCCGCATGAGCCACGCATACTTGGCCGCATTCGCCTGTGCGTATGTGTTGATGTCGGCGCTGTGCTCATACTTAGGGATCTTGACCGTCTTCAGCTCCGATCTGAACGGCAGCCGGCCCTTCTCCACTGAGATGATCCCGATCTCATCTGGTTTGAAGTTCTTCAGCGAGTAAGTCTTGCCGCTTCCTGAGCGGCCCTCGATTAATACTGGTAGTGCCATACTTTTTCTCCTCCTTATGCTGTGATCTCCTGCGGACCGAGAATGACGTCGGCCTCGCTTGTGCATCTGCATGTTTCCATAGACCATCCCTCGAAGATCTCCGCGTAGATCTC